TAATATCTCCTGCTGCGTCATAAGTAAGCGATGTTGGGCCAATCTCTTTTGGAAAACATTCTCTTAGTCTAACTCCATACCTTCTTGTATCCTGTTGATCTAAAACATACAGATCGATGTCTTTGATATAATCTCTATAATACTTTACATTCCATGTCCCTTTATCCCAAGCCTCTTCTTGCCAAGATTCAAAGAATACTCTTTCCTCTAGATCACTACTTCCTTGAAACGACATGGCAATATCACCAGCAAACGTGATACCATCAACGATCTCTGGTGCAATACCATATATGTTTTCATCTACAGATGTATTGAGGCCTCGTCCGGGCATATCAATTGAATGACAACGCATGGATACTTTTCTTGCATCGCCGGAGCCGGGTGATGTAATAATAACTTCATAACGACTTGGTAGTGCATATCCATTATTACTACGGAACTCAGACAGGAAATCGTTGAGTACCCCAAATGCGGTTGATTCTACAAAACTTGCTAGTGTTGCCATTAGATCATTGCCCTCGATTCTTTCCATACTGCTGATGCAGATGCCTTCTTAAACCTCTGTACAGGTAGGAGAGTTGCTATTGTAAATTCATCTGCATCAATCCTACGAAACTGTGACTTGGTTTGACCAGCAAGGTATTTGTGTATAGTTGGTTTGATAAGTTTCACATTCTTTAGTTTCTGATAATCAACGATAAGTTTGGTTGACTCATCAAATGCGGTGTTGTTAGAGAAATCCACCAAACGGTCAAGTAACTTGATCCTCAGTGGAATAGGTAGGTAGTGAAAATTGATACCAAGAAATCCGTCTGGATATGTCTCTAATGGCAATACTAACGGAAACGTATCATAGTACGGTAGAGTCTTCTTAAACTTTGGATCATACATAAACATGTTCAGCTTACCATAGAACGGCTTGTTGTTCCTCTTACCGTCTCGTATAAGGTCTAACGCACTTGGTGTGCCCAGTTCTTTGATTTTGTCTCTATACCATGCAGTTGACTTCGGCCGCCCTGATGCCTCATCCTTAACTGCTTGCATATATTTACTAATTGCCATAGTATTATTTATACGAAATACCCAGATGATCTTCAGTTAAAATCTTAAACTCCATACCATTATCTGCACACCATTCTGTTGCATATCGCCACTTAGCATCGTTGACACCATAGGTTACAACCTCATTCATCCATCGTCTGGTGCGTCTCTTGGGTTCCTTGGGTGGTTTGCACTGCACCTTGGGCTTGACCTCTATAATCATCTTCTTGATTGTCCCGTCAGCCTGTTTGACCTTAATATAAAAATCAGGAAAGTATCTGTGTATACGGCCATCTTTAGGTGATAAATAGGGTATGATGATCTCTTCACTACCCCATTCAATGATCGCCTTGCTGGTATCACAGTATACCATAAACTTACGTTCCCAGAGAGAACGATAGATTATGTTCTGTGGATCACCCTTATATTTTTTCGGATTGATCGGCGTGTATCGACCTTTGTATGACATTCGTTATAAATAGTTCCATCAGTGTATAAGGATATTTAGACATGGCTTTAAGAGATGCTTTCGTAAACATTGCAAAAAATGCAGCTGCCGGTGCCGCACAGAGAGCAGTGAGTTCTGTGGCTGACAGTCTTCGGTCAGGTTTGGGTGGTTCAACCTCTAGTTCTGCGTCTAGTCCTCTTCGAACTGGTTTTAATAAACCAGCACCAATTCTTCTGTATCCATCTGATGTTGGTACTAACATGCACCAAGCAAGTTATATACTATTCGCTCGTCACTCTGTGTCTGGTGCAAAGGTGAAAGTAGATAAGTCTAAGGCACCAAAAGTTAAACCTGTTATGAAACAACAAGGCTCACCCGGCGCCGGTGGTGGTGGTCAGGTTGTAGATAAAAAAGCCACTGCTCGGGCTCAGAAAAAATCAGACGATGAATTTGACGCTGCACAAGGCAATAAGAAAGGCGTTGGTGGTGCAAATAAGGATGGTTCAAGTAATTCACTACTATTGCAACGTAGAAACATTCAAAAAACTGGAACCGCTATCGGATTGTATATGCCACCCTCTGTCAACGTCAGTTACAACATGGATTACAGCGAGAGTGAAATTGGTGTGATGGGTGAAGCTCTCTATGGATTGTTCAAGGATTATCAAGAGGGAACACTAGGCCAAGATTCTTTCAACAGTGCAGTTGGAGCTATGGGAACAGGTCTTGAAAAAATGGGTGTAGCTACAATTGACAAAGTTGTTCCCGGCGCAAAAGATTTGTATGCTATTGAACAGGGTGCAATCATTACACCCAGAACAGAGATGATGTTTAAGGGCACTGGTAGACGGTCATTTTCTTTTACTTTCACATTCATTCCTAAAGATTCCACAGAAACACAAACGGTGCATGATATCGTAATGGAGTTTAAAACGGGCATGTCACCTACATTTAAGACTTCAGGCAGTACAAGAGAGATGACCATTCCTGATGTGTTCTCAATTCAATACATGCACATAAATGGTCCTAATGAATACATCAATAAGATAGGTAAATGTTATCTGAAGGCAATGGACGTTGCCTATGGTGGTGATAAGTTTGTGACATATAATCCATCTAATGCTGGCCTTAAAGGAGCGCCACCACAGAAAACAACCATTACACTGTCCTTTCAAGAACTGGAAATCATGGATAGAGCTAATGTAGAGGACGGGTTCTAGAATGTATTTCGATCAATTTCCAGTAATTTTCTATGATGCTGTCGGCAACACTGATCCCAAGGTGGTTACGCATCTGCTCAAACGTGTGGCATTACACAGTAAGGCAAGAGCAGTCACCGCACTCTATGACACATATGATGTTAGGAATGGTGATACACCAGAGATGATTGCACACAAGTATTATGGTGATGCAGAGTATCATTGGGTTATTCTGTTGGTCAATAACATCACAGACAGGTATCACCAGTGGCCAATGAACACTCGACAGTTTCTTGCACATCTTGCTGAGCGATATGACAATGTTGATGGAGTGCATCACTACGAGATCAATCAAGTATCAGGTGATACCAGCGTCAAAATAAACATTGGAACTAGCAATCTAGATGAAAATGGTGATACAATTTCTAGTGCAACTCTGATCACAAATAGAGAATATGAAGAATCAAAACAAGATACACTTAGGAGAATACAACTGTTGGACCCAGACTATCTGGAACAGTTTGTGGAAGAATTTCAGAGGTTGATTTCTGATACAGAGGAATAATTGAGTGGCACAATCAGAACTTAGAAGTGGTGGTGAGTTTGACATTATCCAATGCGATGTAGTCTTGACTACTGGAAAGGTAGTTGGGCTAAAAGCATCTATTTTGGGACTCACTATATTTGAGTCTATCGACGCAAACTGTGTGTCTGGTACTATTACAATCCAAGACACTTTCAACTTAGCATCCTTTGGACCTATCATTGGACAAGAATATCTGCGACTTAAAATTGCAACACCCAATTTGCGTGGTGGTGAGTTCACTATAGACTATTCATCAAACCCCTTCGTTATTACGAGTGTTGATGACAGAGTTGAAATTGGTAATGGAGTTCAGGCTACAACTATGACATTCTGTTCAAGGGAACTTGTGATTAATCAAAGGGCCAGAGTCAGGAGAACTTTGGTTGGGTCGTACTCAGATATCGTTCAAGTGATGGTAGAAAAAGACCTAAACAGCACTAAAAAACTGCATATTGAACCTAGTGGTGACAACAAAAAAATTATTTCACCGAATATCCAACCTCTTGATGTCATAGCAATAGCAGAGAAGAATGCTGTGTCAGAGAAGTTAAACCAATCAACCTATTTCTTTTGGGAAAGCACCGCTGGGTTTAATTTCAGAACTCTTGGGGATATGTACTCACAAGCGCCAGTTATGAAATATGAAAAAACTATTTCAGGCACAAGAACGCAAGATGGTGTTAGGGATATATTGTCAGAGTTGTCTGCGATTGAGGCTTACAAAATAAGCGGCTCCCCTGATACTATATACAATTATGCAACAGGTATATTTTCGTCTGAATTGATTGTCCATGAC